ACTAAGCAGCGGTTCTGTTACATTTTCAGAACTTGACGTTACGACAACTCAACAATACCCAAAGTTTAAATTTGACCGCAATACTACGAGTTGGCAGGGCCCCGGGACAACTAGCAACTCATTTACTTTTGTAAGTTGGTTTTCTATTAAAGACGCATACGTCGAGAAATGCAAAGACATTGCATCTGTAGTCGCGGGCCGTCAACAAAGCTGGGACGACTCTATTGTCGTAGGAGAGTTGTACAAGATTGGCACTGGACTAGCAGTTTGCACCAACAGAACCAATGGACCGTTTAAATCTGAAGTTGACGGATCGACACTAACTGTTGAGGCAACATTCAAAACAGTTCGTACCGGAGTCGTTACCACAAATAGTCAATCACAAATAGAAAAGGACGGCGACACATGGCTTAACGAATTGCTTAATGGTGGTAGTCCTGAGCCTCGTAATGTCGCAACAACTGATGGCCATATCATGCGTTGTGCTATTGCAAGCGTATCAACGACAAGGCCATGCAAAACAGTTGAATTTGGAATCAGATCGACTTTAGGCACACGCATTAACGGGCTAACCAATTTTGATACTTCCAAGGGCTACGATGAGTGCGACAACCGTGCGTGTTTGGATTACAAAGGAAATATTCTAAACGAAGGTTCGGTTTTATACACTGACATACATTCTTCAAACCTTGTCTCAACAACTGTTGAACGGTATAGTTTTTTCTACATAAGTTATCGAGTTGCCGGAACTTCTGGAGCGTTTACCCGTCTAAATAACGCATACGGGATTCGGGGCGCAACGTCACAGCAAATATTCAATTACATTCAGCTTGACATGCCCAGTGTGAAACAATGGGAATTTCAAATCGAGCCGCTTACGGGATACGAAGTTCGCAATCATGTGACAGGTAGTTTATACGTCTTAGACGCAAGTTACATATTTGGAACTACCCAACTGGTTTCGGAAACAGGCGGGATTAGCGTGCTATTTACAGGCGTAGAAATTACAAAAAGCGCAGACACATTTGCGATCAGTATTGGCCGCAGACCAGCCGCTGAAGGACAGTTAAACTACCCACAAACAGATGCAGACTTCAGCAACGGCGATACTTCGTTAATAGACACTTGGGGCAAATTGGCTGAAAGTTTTGTGTATGAAGAAATTTCGTCTTCTGCTGAGTCAGGGCCAGAACATGAAATTGTCTACATTAATGAAATTGTTCCAAACTCCGCTCAAGCAAATTACGACAACCTCGCACTGCTAGGCGTCAACATCAATTCTTCAGTGGAATGGCAGCAATTTAACCAGTTTAGTTGCTATGTCACAGGCGGTAAAACCTGCCGTCAACTGCGGAGCAGCTTGGCCGTAGGAGCGACACATTTACTCCCTGACATTGTGTTGGACTTAATGACTAACAGCACCTATGGGAGAGGCGATTTAATCACTGACGACATGGTGAACTTTACTGAGTTCACAGCTGCAGCTGATTGGTGTTACTCCCGTAAATATTTCTTTGATGGCGTGATAGCTGACAAGATCAACATCCGTCAATGGTGCGCTGATGTTGCAGCAACACACCTGCTGATTTTTGGCGAGTCTGACGGCAAGTTCTTCCTGCGTCCAGCCCTGCAGTTCGATGCTGTTGCTATTACGGGCCTATTTACTGCAGGCAATATTGTCGAAAACAGCTTCAAGCTTCAGTATTTTGATCCTGAAGAACGCGACCCAATCCAAGTTTCGGTTCGTTACCGCGAAGAACGGGCCAGCACATCCCTGGAGAACCCAGGAATGTTCCCGACCGTTCGCGAAGTGTTGGTGCGTGAATCATCAGCGAGCGAAACAGTTTCGCTGGAAACCATCGATATGTCTGACTACTGCACCAGCCGAGAACATGCCATTGATGCAGCCAAATTTGTGGCCAGGATGAGGCGCATTCCTACTCATACTGTTTCGTTCACAACAACGCATGAAGGCGTTTTGATGGCAATGGCACCGGGCGATTACATCAAGGTGGGCATGGACGCTACTGAATACGATGAGTTCAACAACGGTGTTGTCACACCCGAAGGGGCACTAGTCAGTACAAAATCATTAGCTGATGGTTCCTATACCGTAATCGCTTGGAACGGTGACGCCGATACAGCACCAGCTGACACGACGCTGGTTGTTGGCAACAGCGGCACAACAGCAACACCTACAGGAGTTGTATTCACGGTTAAGTTGCCGAGCACGCAGGTTCGCACTTATCAGATTGAGCGCATAACGCCAACTGAAGAGGGCACGTTTACAATTGAAGCAGTACATATGCCAACCAACAGCTCAGACATTTTGGAGCTAGCCGATGGCTTCGATACCGCTGGCAACTGGAGCATCACCTAATCATGGCAACGACGTTCCCCAGCATTGCACCAACAAGACGCAGCTTTGTTGCACCAACATGGCCGACCAAAACACAGGCATCACAGTCTGGTGTGATCACTCGCAGGTTGTGGGGCAGCAGGCCAAGCCAAGCAAAGCTCAGCCTGACATTTGGCAACGTCAACGACACCAACACAGCAGCAATTCTTAGCGCATACAACACAGCAAAAGGTTCAGTCGATAGCTTGACGCTACCGACGCAGATATTTGCTGGAGCGGATGCGACCTTGGAAAGCTGGCTGAATGCCAGTGCAACAGGGGCCGGTTTACTGTGGTCTTTTAGCGAAGGGTCGTCGCCACAAGTTGAAAGCGTTGCCCCTGGTCGTTCCAATGTGACTGTTGAATTGACTGCAGAGCTTAGAATGAGCTAATAGGAGCACAAAATGGCAGTCACCAGCACAACAGGCAACTTTGCGATCACCGGGCTCGACTCGACGGTTGTGGTTCGTGATGCAAGCATTGATATTTCACGCGACACACTGGAGACCACAAACTTAGGTGAATCAAGCCGGGCGTATGTGACGGGGTTGCGTGGTGCGTCAGGTAGTGCGACTTTGCTGTATGAAAACAGTCTGCTTGATGATGTTTACGCCAAAATCAATACTGATTCGCAAGGTAGCATCACCGCAACGCTGACGCTAACCACAGGCAAGACGATTTCAGGCAGTGTGTTGATTACCAGTGTTGGTTCAACCGTGACTGTCGGTGACGTTACAAGCACAAATGTTGCATTTACGTTTACTGGTGACCTGACTATCTCCTCGACGTAATGGCAGTCCTCGGCACATTCGGCAAAGTTGTATTTAACCGTTCCGCACCTACACCCATTGCGGTTGATATTACTGCGCTTAATGAAGACAAAAATATCATCCCGCTGACGACAACAGGCTTTCGCAGTGGCGACCTAGTTGAGGTTGCGAGTATTGATAACTGGCCGAACGTAGACCTAGCGGATCCACCGCTAATCCCGACCTACGCCAACGTCTACGACTACCAGGACTATCCTGAACTTGTTGGATACAGCACTGCATATCCGTCAGAGTTGTTGCGGCCATATCGGTGGTTGGCGACTGAATATAACGATGCGTTGACTACGGAGAGTGGTGATGTTATCGCTGTGCAACCGGCGGATGAAGACGCAACGCCATACCGCAATCGGTTGTACGCGCATGTCGACGTACTAAATCGTCTGTCGTTCTACCGCACTCGTGCAGCGGCGCTGGCTGGCGCGAACGACGTAACACGCGATGACATTGATCAATCTGACTTTACGCTGGACCCGACCGCTCCGATTGAACTGCGTTTGGTTAATGAGTGGAAGCTAGAAGCATGTTTGCAAGGATGGAATTTAAGTTTAAATTCAAATGAAATCGACACTACTGGTCTTGGTGACAAGTTTTTTGATGGTGTTAAATCACTAATACAAGGCGGTGGTTCGTTTGATTTCTTGGTTGAGCGCGAGGCAAACGACACTCGTAACACAGCAATTATCAGCCAAAGTCGATACGCGAATGCGCGTTGCTTTGTTGACGTAGATCAAAACATAACTTACCTCGATGCAGATATTGTCGGCACTGCTGGCAGTATTGCGGACTATGGCCCGAACTACAACGATTCGAGCTTAGATGCGGGTGTGACCGCCTATGACAACGCAGATATTACGCCACGCAATGAAATTGCGGTTTGGTCAGCTCAAGCCTTAGCAACTGTCGGAACCAGTAATTTGCTGCGCTTGCTTTTGAATACAAATGAACAGTCTGAAGCCGAAGCTCAGTTTTGGATGATTGACAGCGATGCATTGAGTCGCGATAGCTACAGCAACGGGTTGGAGCCAGGCGATCTGTACTACAAAGCGCAGATCATGCTGACAAGCAGTGCTGTCAGCGTTCGGGCGGCAGACGTAATCACTGGTTCAGCTAGCTTCGTCACTGTGCGAGACGTGCAGTTGTATGAAGGTTAGACTGTCTCTATATAGCGGCTGCACCATTAGCGCATGGCTAACGTCAAGATTTCCGAGCTAACGGCTCTTACTCCGCCTGCTGCTGCCGACCTCGTGCCAGTAACAGACAGTAGCGCAAGTCAAACAAAACGCACCACTGTTGGCGAGATCGTCGGCATTATCAACGGTGATGTTGATGTGGCCGATGATGGAGCCGCAACCATCAGTGAACTACCAGTCTCCAAGTTGCAGGACGGCGCTGCTCGCCAACTTCTTCAGACCGATGCAGCTGGCACTGGCGTTGAATGGACTGATGATGTCGATATTCCTGGAACACTAGATGTAACGGGCATTGCAACTCTGGACGGCGCGTTGAATGCCACGGGTCTGGCCAGCCTGGACGGCGGCATTGATGTGGACGGTGCTTTTACGGTTGCCGATGCCACTGGTAATGTTTCTACATCTGGAACGCTCGGCGTTACCGGACAGTCCACGCTGGCTAGCGCAGCAGTTTCGGATTTAACTAGCGGTCGTGTCGTTTTAGCTGGCACCAGTGGTGAGCTGGAAGATAACGCTGGGCTGACCTTCAATGGGACGCAGCTTGATGTTGATGGCGATGTCATCATCACTGGCGACCTGACGGTTGAAGGAACGACAACAACAATTGAATCTCAAACGCTAACAGTTAAAGACAAGAACATTGAGCTAGGTGTTGTTGCATCGCCAACTGATACCACTGCCGATGGTGGTGGCATCACGCTCAAAGGGGCGACAGACAAAACCATTAATTGGGTTGACAGCACTGATGCGTGGACACTTAGCGAGCATGTAAATATCGCTAGTGCCAAGGAATATCGAATTGATGGCACGAAAGTTCTGGACGCAACAAGTTTGGGCAGTGCTGTTGTTGGCTCTAGCCTGACCAGTGTCGGAACGATCGGGACTGGCGTTTGGAACGGTACTGCGATTGCAACGGCTTACATTGCAGACAGTGCAATCACTAGCGCCAAAATCGCTGACGACGCAATTGTAAATGCAGACATAAACGCATCAGCGGCAATTGTTGACACGAAGTTAGACACTATTTCGACGGCTGGGAAAGTCAGCAATAGTGCCACCACCGCAACTAATGCAAATACAGCAAGCGCGATTGTTGCACGGGATGCGTCTGGTGATTTTACAGCTGGAACAATTACGGCAGCTTTAACCGGCAACGCAGATACAGCAACCGCACTTGAGACTGCTAGAGACATTGGCGGCGTTTCATTTGATGGAACGGCAAATATTAATCTGCCTGGCGTAAACACTGCTGGTAATCAAGACACCAGTGGCAACGCAGATACAGCAACCGCGCTCAGTTCAGCCCGGACTTTCGCTGTTACTGGTGATTTAACTGGCACGGTCAGTAGCGATCTGACCAGTGGCGCGAGCATTGCCACATCGATTGCCTCCGGTGTGATTGTCAATGATGATATTAATGCGTCTGCTGCAATTGCTGGCACGAAGATCGACCCGGACTTTGGGAGCCAAGATATTGCTACCACTGGGTCGGCTGAGTTTGGTGGTCCTATTGGCGTAGGCGGTGCTAACTATGGAACAGCAGGTCAAGTCCTTGTCTCCAATGGATCTAGTGCAGCCCCAACCTGGGAGCAAATTACTCCATCCGCAGTCTTTGGCTGGGACCACGACGATGATACTTATGGGCTTTATCTGCCAGGTACCAGCATCAAAGCCAGCGACCTTA